GGTGGCTTACCAAACAAAACTCTTAATATTGCTCTTGCTGGCACTGGTGTTGGTAAGTCTTTGTTTATGTGTCATGTCGCAAGCAGTGTGCTACTCCAAGGCAAAAACGTACTATACATCACGCTTGAGATGGCTGAGGAGAAGATTGCTGAAAGAATTGATGCTAATCTTTTGAATGTTAACATACAAGAGATTGCTGACTTACCAAAGGTGATGTTTGAGAATAAGGTGACAAATCTTGCCAAGAAGACACAAGGCACGCTAATTATTAAAGAGTATCCTACAGCATCTGCACACAGTGGACATTTTAAGTCACTTCTTAATGAACTTGCACTTAAGAAGTCATTTAGACCTGACATTATTTTCGTTGATTACCTTAATATATGTGCTTCCTCTAGGTATCGCGGAAACTTGTCTGTCAATTCATATAGCTATATTAAGGCTATTGCTGAGGAGCTTAGAGGGTTGGCTGTTGAAGCAAACGTCCCTATCGTATCTGCCACGCAGACCACTCGTTCTGGTTATGGTAGCTCTGATGTTGAGCTTACTGATACTAGTGAGTCCTTTGGTCTCCCTGCTACTGCTGATCTTATGTTTGCCCTTATTAGCACTGAGGAACTTGAATCACTTGGTCAGATAATGGTGAAGCAACTGAAGAATAGATATAACGATCCTACAATAAACAAAAGATTTATCGTCGGTATTGACCGAGCAAAGATGCGTCTCTATGATTGTGAGCAATCAGCACAGGACGACATACTTGACTCAGGTCAAGAAGAGGAGTATACTTATGAGGAACAAAAACCCAAGAAATCATTTGAGGGATTTAAATTCTCATGAACGGCTACTACTCTGTATTTGATCCTGATGGAAAGAAGATCGCTGACTGCGGTATCGAAAGAGATGCAGTCAACCTTATGCATACCAGAAACAAATACTGGGATGGGCACTACTTTACCTTCAATCCTCTTCCAGGAGACATCGTTGATGTATCTCCTAGAAAACAACTTCCTACAAATGATATTGTCGTCAATATGGATGGCGGTGTTGGTGGAAGTTGGAGAGAGGTAGATTACATTGAAGTTAATGGTAAGCGTCTAGACGTTCAACAACAATTGCCTCAGTCCGAACAAGAACCATTTATCCCTGATTTTCATGACTAAAGTTGATACTAAAAAATATCTTGAATTCGTGTACACTGTTACTAGTGCTCCTAGTACAGACCCACGGATTCTAGAAGCACGTCTTCGTGAACTTGATGCTAATGGTGCAGATGTCTCAAAACTTTTGACTGCTGCTCTTGGTTTGACCGCAGAGTCTGGTGAGTTCACTGAGGTCGTGAAGAAAATCTTCTTGCAGGGTAAACCCTACAATGAAGAAAATGTTTTTCACATGAAACGTGAACTGGGTGATATCTGTTGGTATCTTGCTCAGGCATGTATGGCTCTGAATACTACATTCGATGAGATCATTGAGATGAATGTTGAGAAACTAGAGTCTCGCTATCCTGGTGGTAGTTTTGATGTTCATTATTCCGAGAATCGTAAGGAAGGAGATCTATGATTAATTTAAAATTGATTCCTGAAGAGGCAAATGCTCTGAGCGATGCACTTTTCTTTCATACCAAAGACGACTCTGTTGAGTTTCCCTCTTCGCGAGTTCAACTACTTAGAGGTATTATCAATCGTCTTGATGTAGAAATAGAAAGAGACTTTGAAGAACGACAAAATGAATCAGCAACTACAGATTAGTCCATTGTTTGCAGAACCTTTCTGTGTGATTGAGGATGTTATTCCTGAAGATATGAGAAAAGTTTTGATTAAAAGAGTAAAAAAGTGCTCTAAAGAATGGGTAGGTCGCGGATCCGAAGTATGGTTATCTGAAAAAAAATCTCCATCAAATTGCTTCGGACTTCATAGAGAATTTACTAGTGTGAAGGAATTTAAAGAACTGAGTAAGGTTGTTTTACATAACTGTAAACAACTTGCAAACTCTTTAGGAATGCCTGGGCTTGATTGGAGAGTCGTAAATGGGTGGTATAACTCATATGATAAAACCAACTATCAGGAGTTTCATGTCCATCCATCGTCTTATTTTAGCGCAATTTATTTTTGTAAAATTCCAAAAGGTTCTGCTCCAGTTTCCTTTATGAATTTTGATAAAGAATATAATACCATTTATCCTATGAATAGGGATTGTTTTAAAACACAAATGGATATAGAATTCTCACAAAATAGTATGCTGTTCTTTAGATCTTCTGTTCCTCATAAAGTTCCTTTTGGAAAAAATAATGAAGATCGAATTACTTTCTCTTTTAATCTTTTACCAATACCCCATTTCCCTTGCGTTACCCAATGATTGAATTTGATGATATGGAACTCTTGCAACTTCAATTTTGCATGAGTCAAACAAAGAAGATGATGGCTCACCCAAGTGAGCACATGCGTCATGCATCCATCACTAAGAAGGTGGAAGAAGAAATGGATCGCAGAAAAGAAGAAACTGGTGCATATACTGCGGAAAAAGTTCTTCGCGATCTTGAAAAACAAATCAAAGAACTAGGAGGTTAATTATGAAACTTGAAATTACTCTTGAAGATTATGAAAAGGCAGGTGAAGAGTTCTGGCCTAAATATTTTTACGTCGCCAAAGAACTTGGTGAGGGAGCAAAACCAGAGCAGGTTCTAAAAGTAATGGAATCTCTTGCTGGGGTTGCTATGAAAAACAAAGTCAAAAATAAAATTGGACCTTTTGGCTTTAATAAGAAGACTGAAGAAGAAGTCAAAACTGAAGAGTAAATATTATGGACTACAAACCCTACTCCCCTGAATGGCATCGCAAGAGGTATCTCAAAGAAGCAATCGACACATACTTCGATGACTACGTGGATAATACAATAATCTACGATGATATCATGGATATCCTAGGTACTAGGATGTCTGCTGCGGTTAACGAGGTTAACAAGGTTCTTGATTTAAAAGACAAACTCAAAATTAACTAACATGCTATCAACTCAATATCGCCTCAGACTAGAATTCATTTGTTCCAAGATTGCTAACAAAGAAGAAGTCCAACTGGACGATATGATTTGGGCAGAAAAACTAGCAAAAGCAAATACTACTGCTAGAGAATGGCTTCGTAAAGCACGTCGTCATGCTGCTCAGGATATTCAGGAGGGAAGTATGGATGATTTTATGAATAAGATGGGGCTAGGAGATCCCGACCCATCTAATTATAAATCGGGATTTGACGGTGCAGATGAAATTGTAGACTGGTTCAGACAAGATAAACCTGATGATTGGAGGCAACGTGACTGATGTAACTAAAATGAATATTGCTAAAAATCTAGTAGAGAAGATTGAAGAACTTCTAGATGGTAAAGCACACTATTTCATTTGTTGTGATAGAACTACTGAACACGAAAAAATTGTAATCGAGTATAATCATCAAAAGAAATGACAACTCAAGCATGGATTTACAGTAACGGCAATCAAGAATGTGAGAGAGCTGCTATGCTCCTCACAAGTATCTACAGTGACTTTCATGAATATGTTCTGAATAAAGAATTTACCGAAAGTCAATTCCGAGCAGAGTTCGGACCAGAGGCAGAGTATCCTCAGATTTCAATCGGAGTTCATCATAGAGGATCGTTAAAAGAAACTCTACATTATCTAAAAGACAACAAATTAATTACATGACTGAAGTGACCCCTAAACTAGAACATTCTCTTGGCGGAACAATTGAAAAGAATATCCCTGAAGATGTTGAATGGATTGATGATGCCTTCTATATTAAGAAAACTCGTTTCGGTTTATATACATCAATTTTATCCAAACCTATGGGACAACACTTCATTACAGGTGCTACCTATGAAGGAGTTCTAACTATGTCTCGATGGCATCTTAAGTGTCTTCAAGATGGAACACTACAAGACTATACTCGTGTTGTTAACTCTGGTGTAGTTGGTGGAAAACTCTGATATAAATCCCATAGATATCCTCAGGTTGATTAGTGAACTTGAGGGTTCTTCTGCTTTAATGAAGTATATGGGATTCAATGAGGACAGAGAAATTATCAACACCATGAAAAAGAAATACTATAAATTATATTTTAAACTCAGTAAGGATAAATAAAAATAAAAAGCAATGGCTGGACAAGCAGGGTTTCTTTACGAAACTAAAATACATAAGGCATTAAAAAAACAAGATTTAGTTCCATCTGGTTTTACTCCAGCAGGTTCTGATGCAAATGCTCCAGATGCTATGTTCATTTATGGTGGAAAGGATAATAAGTTAGAAATAAAATTAGATTTGAAAGCAGACTATGGACAAGGAACTCTTTCTTATGATCCAAAGAAAAAGAAGTGGGGACTTGGTGGTGCAAAAACTGCAGCGGCAGAAGAGATGCGTGGACTGTTGAGTGCAGTTGGAATTGAGAAATTTGTAAACACTCAATGGGGAAAGAAGGGAGTACCTAATAAAGGCAATATACCATCAAAGTCTTTTACGAAGGATATGGTAACTTCTGATTATGCTAGATTTAAAGATGCATTCTTACCTATCAACTCATCGGCACTTTGGGATTATTATGCTACTAAAAAAACATATTATATTCAGATTGGTGGATATGGATTATATTACATGAAGTCTAATCCTGCTAATTTACCAATACCACAGTTTAATCCTAAACTTAGGATAAGAATTAGAGTGAAGAGAGGTGGTAGTAACCCAATGGACAACTATCGATTTACAACAGCATTACAAGTAACCACGAAACCTCCAAAGTCTTCGTATGATTTAGATAAAGATGTTTTATTTTTGAAAGCAGACTTCGCTACTAAATAAAGGTATAAGGTATATCATTATCGATGAAGAATCTATTTCAATTCCTGGGAGAAGCAACCGCTTCACAAGCTTCCTTGCAGGCAAAGAAACTGAATCTAAAGAGCGACGGACATGGAGGATGGTTAGACTCCAAGGGAGAGTTTGTTGCGAAAACTGAAGGTGGAAAATTAAAGTTTTACGATAAGGGACAGAAACCTGGGAAGGATCCTGATCAGG